GAACGGAATGAAGTTACTATTTAATTGGGACAATCACCCCGTACAGAACAAGGCGGTTAGAGTTCCCTATGGTTGGAAGGCCGATCCAAACGACAAGAGTATTCACAGAGTAGACTATGATCTGGCTCCGTATATCGAGAAGGCCCTACAGGAAGTAGAAAACGGTAAGAGCCTCAGGGATGCAGCCGCTTGGTTGACTCTGGCCACAAAGAAACCCATCTCTCACGTAGGGCTATTGGCTCTCTGGGATAAGTTGGTACAGGACAAAGAGAATACAGATAGACAAGAGCGCCTAAACACTTGGCGTAAACCAAAAACCAAAGAAGAGAAGCGCCTCCGAAAGCTCGCAGAACGTAAGGCACATGCCCGCAGAACGATCACGAGAGCAAATAAGACGCTAGAATCTCTCAACCCCAAGGATATTAACCAAAATGTTGACAATTCCAACGGTGATGCTGGTGGGTTCAGTCTTGATGCTGTACAAAGTGTCTCGGTTGAAGAAGAAATTGCCCAATCGATCGTATTCAAGCCCAACCCCGGACCCCAAACAGATTTCCTAGAGGCTTCTGATCAAGAGGTTCTGTATGGTGGGGCCGCAGGTGGTGGTAAATCCTATGCGATTCTGGCCGATGCCATGCGTTATTTCTACCATCCCAAGTTCAATGGCCTGATTCTTCGACGTACGAATGATGAACTACGAGATCTAATCAAAGAATCTCAGTTTATGTACAAAAAATACGATCCGAAGGCCAATTTCAACAAGCAGAGTTCCACTTGGACCTTTTCTTCGGGTGCAACCCTTTGGATGGCCTACCTAGATCGTGATGATGACGTAGAACGCTATCGAGGACAGGCATTTAGTTGGATCGGTGTGGACGAATTAACTCATTATTCTACTCCATATGCTTGGGATTTCCTTCGTTCTCGTCTTCGTACAACGGCAAAGGATCTTCCTCTGAGCATGAGGGCCACAACCAACCCCGGAGGCCCCGGACACGCTTGGGTAAAGAGAATGTTCATTGATCCGGCGCCCCCAAACAAGAGTTTTGCAGCCAGAGATTTAGATACGGGTAGACCCCTTTTGTATCCAGACGGTCACGCCAAAGCAGGTAAGCCTCTATTCTCTCGTAAATTCATTCCTGCGAAGCTAAGTGACAATCCATACCTCATGGAAGATGGACAATATGAAGCGTCGCTACTCTCCCTACCCGAACATCAAAGACGCCAACTACTCGAAGGTGATTGGTCTGTACCACAAGGCGCTGCTTTTCCAGAATTCAGGATTAGTACTCACGTTTGCGAGCCTTTTTTCATTCCTCATGAGTGGAGGAGATTTCGGGCTTGCGACTATGGTTATTCCAGTCACGCTGCTGTGCTTTGGTTTGCCGTTGACCCTGTATGGGATCGTCTTGTGGTGTATCGCGAACTATACGTCTCGAAATATACAGGAAAAGACCTAGGTAAAAAGATCGTAGAAATCGAACAGGAAAACCGAGAGCATATGTCCTATGGCATCCTCGATTCTTCTGTATTCCATCAACGAGGTAACAACGGACCAGTAATCAGTGAAGAAATGGCTGCAGAAGGTGCTAGGTTCAGGCCAAGCGATCGAGGTCATGGCTCACGAGTTGCCGGTAGAAACAGATTACACGAGCTTCTGAAGGTGGATGATGACACGGGCTTATCTGGGATTATTATTTTTGACTCTTGTCGCCAGCTTATCAGTGATTTGCAGGTTATTCCTACTGACCCTAAAGGCGGCGATGATATTGACCCTCGTTTCGTCTCTGATCATACTTATGATGCTCTGCGTTATGGTATAATGAGCCGCCCCAAACCCCATAGTTTGATCAATGAATGGGGCGCACCAAAAGCAACACAACTTTCTCGACGACCTGCAGATAGTGTTTTCGGGTATTAGCAATCAAGGATACGGAAAAATATGGCAATTGCTACAGGTAGTCCATTGGGGGAACTCATTGAGAAGATTGCTCCCGGTGCTTCAGAAGATACTTTGGCTTCGATTATTCGCTCTGGGGCCAAGATTGTCGTATTGACTCAAGCTCAGTATGATGCCCTAGGAACCAAAGATCCTGCCACAGTATATCTAGTGACGGCATAAAGAGCCATGCCAGTATATTACGGTAACACTCCAGTCAATTCTATCTTTCTGGGTGGTGTTTCTGTATCCCCAAAATACAACGGTATCGACCTAATCAATCTGATTCCTGTAGTATTTACGGTTACTAGTCAGACAGAACTAAATTCGGCCATCGCTGCACCCGGTTCCAATAAGGATATTCGAGTTGTCGCTGGACCGAACTACAGTCTGGATTTGACGGGAAACACTTCTCACAGCAAGTGCAAGATCTCTTCGAACGATTCCAACAACAAAGCCACATTCACAAAGACTTGGTTTCGTTCTTCTAGTAATTTTGAAGTCAATGGTATTCAATACGCTGGAGGAACTCTTCGGCACGCATA